GATGGGTGGTGGATGGCCTCCCCTCCGATGCGCCTACCGTAACCCGCCACACAGTGGCTGGCGCGTGTGCTGCAACAATCCGCAATCAACCGCCACCCCACCAGGCCACGCCATCCGCCGTGCCGGTGAGTGGCGGCAGCGGCTGGCTACTGATGAATGGTTGCCGCTCGTCTGGGTGACCCGGCCGTGTGCGGCGTTACCGGGGGAGGCTCCTCGTGGCTTGCGCCGGGGTGCTTCCGTCCGCCCCGTGAGCCCAAGGTACGGCCGCGGCCAGGCACTGGGGGGAGGTTCGTTACAGACGTTCACAAAGGGGTGCCCCGGACGGAGCCGGGGCCTGCGGTGTGCGGCGAGGCGCGGGACGCGGTGCGGCGGTGCGGTGCGCTGCGATGCGGTGCGTGGTGGTGGACCTTTCGGCCCGTAGGCACACACTGACCGGCCAAGGACAGCCCGCCGCTCCGGCTGTAACAATCTGTAATCAGTACACCCGTACCCCAGTTCCCTTGCCGGCCTGCAGGTAGAGCGGGTTGAACTCAGCCAGGATCAGGTATCCCAAGCCGTCGGACCAGTGCTCAATCCCCGCAGTCTTGTCGATCACATAATCCTCAGCGCCCTGTTTATACGTCACGTTCCGTAGCGCCTTGATCGTGTTCTTGCACCGCGGGTGAATCATCAGCTTGATATGACCATCTGCGGTCCTGATCATCCAGTTGGTTGCGTTGATCTTGTCCTTCACCGCCCACGGCGCCTTCGGGCTCACGCAGCCGAACCCAGTCCGGCGGATGATGTCGTGATCCGTCCGGCCAGCGGATGATGTCTTTCGCGCTGAGCCGGTCGGGTCAGGGTAGGCAACGATCTTCCGATCCTCAAACCGATCCCGCAACATCGCACACACCTCATCAGTGTTTGTCTGCTTCACGCTCACCTCATCCCAGATGTGCAACGTGTCGCCAACCCTGCTGCCAAGTACACCAGCCATCACGCTCACGTTGAAGTCGGTGCCCCACAGAATCGTGCCGCCGGTATCCTTCACATCTTCGCTGATGTTGTCATCACTGAAGTCGGGATACACCCTGCCGGACAGGCTCTCGAAGCTCGCAAGAAACTCCTGCCGAAACGTGCGCTCATCTAGCGTGCGCCGTGCTGCCTCGACTTCCTCCGGTGGCACGTTGCCACCTTCAATGGTGGTGTAACTGTGGGTGCTCCAGTCATCTTGTCCGTCAGCCTGTTCCCACAGCTCATGAAACCAGTTGAGGCCGGCTGGCGTGGTGATGAACCATGCCGGGCCGCCCTGGTCTGATAGCGCCGGCCGCAGCACCATCTCCCACGCCTCTGGCTTCACATACGCTGCCTCGTCGATCACCAAGCTAGAAAGGCTGACGCCACGCAGGCTGTCTTCAGAATCAGCACCCTTCAACTGAATGATGCTGCCGTTGACAAGCTCCAGCAGCAGCTCAGTCTCGTTCCGCTTCACGCATAGCTCAGGCGGCACCATCGTCTTAAGCTGCCGCCAAGCGATCATCTTGGACTGCCGGTACGTCGCGGAAACATACCAGTTAAGGCTGCCGGGCTTTTCAGCTGCCCAGGCAATCAGCCGGGCAATGCACAGGTATGTCTTCCCAAAGCGACGCCCAGAACAGAGGAGCTTGAACCGGGCTTGGCTGTCCCATACCTCACGCTGAGGATCGGTCAGGCCCGCATAAAGCGTATCGACTGGAGTCTTGGTGTCGATAGCATCGCCGCGGCTTAGCTCCAGCTCAGCCAGCCGGGCTAGCAGCGGGTTGCTAGGCCTTACCACTCCTCTGTGGGCTCAGGCGGCTCTGCGCCTAGCTGGTGAAGCTCATAGCCCATGACAGCGTGCGCCAGGGTGTTGGTAGCGGTATCAGGCACCAGCGAGTCGACGAATACCCTTGCCTGCTCCGTTGCGTCACAGACCAGCATGATCCTGGTGACGTGCTGGGAGTCGATGCCGAGGGCTTTGCAGAGCTGCTGGCCTATGGTCTGGCTGCTGTTCATGACGCGTCATCAGCGGCCTGCAGCCGTTCGCCAGACTTCGCCTGAAGGTGCAGAAGCAGCTTGCGCTCTTGCTCGGGCGACAGGCCGGCTTCAGCTGCAGCGGTAGCAGCTAACTCAAGGCCATCGCGGAAGGCGCGGCGTTCAGCAGCGGAGTCGCTGTAGTGCCGACGATAGTGGGGGCTATGGGTGAGCATCCACTGAGCGCTGCGCGGATCACCGTTAGCAGCAGCATCGTGGATGTGCTTGACCAGCGTGAGAGCGCCCATAGCACGGCCTTCATCGTAAGCCTTTAGAAGCTCAATTTCGAGCTCTGTTGGGTTATCGCCTTTGGCGTTTGTCATCCAGGCGTAGAGAGAGCCGTAGGAGACACCTAGAGCGGGTGCGATGTGTTCTAGCGCAGCGCCAGAAGCGGCGTATTCGCGCATTTTGGCGATTACGTCGGCATTGAGCTTGTAGTGACGGCGCGCGAGGTTAGCCAATCGTGTCTGGTGGTTGGTACTGGGGTGGGGTGGGGTGTGTGGAGCGGGTGCCAGCTGGCTTAGATGCTGCCGCTGGTTGCCTGCTGTCGGAATTGTAGCGCATCAGGGGGGTGCCTACGGTCCTAACGGTCTCCTAACGGTGGCTGTTAGGAAAAAAATCCAGTGGTGGTCTGGGATCTGGCCCCCTCCTAACAAAACTAACACTATTTACAGGAATACAGATACATACAAAGGCCTCACTCATACCCCATACCCCCTTACCTGCATACATGTCTCTATAGGGGGATGTGCTCCGACAGAGCGTTAGGCGTTAGGAAAGCCCCAGACCCCTTGTGTTGGAAGGGATCTGGGGCTAACAGTGACCTAACGGTTTGCGTTGGCCTTACGGTTCGGCGGCATCGATCGAGGCCAATGGGATCCTGACAGCACGGCTGGTGGTGCCTGCACCTTTGAACCAAGTGGCACCGGCCTTGGTCGCGCCTGGTAGGCGTGTGAGCACCGTGGGCCAGCAGTTTGACCAGGCGGTATCGCGGAGTATGGCTGCGATGGCTTGGGCGTTATTGGAGATGATGACGGCGGCATCGTCGGCCTTGACACCGTGACGGCCAAGTGTGGCTTGCGCGAGGGATGGCGGGATGTTGGGGTCGGGTTCGTAGGAGAGTGCGATGTTGACGAGCTCGCCGATGGTGCGGGTGTGGGAGCTGCGTTCGGATTCGACGCGGAGCTGATGCTGGAGGATCGTCTGGATGCAGCGGCGCTCGTCTGGCACCTCGGTGGCTTGGGAGTATGGCTCCCAGTTGTTGTCGTTGATGAGTTTGCGGGCTTGGTCCTCGGATGGGACGGCGGTGCTGAATAGGGAGTAGGCGCCGGCCAGGAGGGTGCCGTACTGGTCGCCTAGGCGTTGGGAGTCGAAGTGCTCAGCGGCGACACGGCGGAAGACGCGGGCGGAGTCGCGGATGGTGGGGATGAGGCTGATTGTGCGTGCGAGAAGACGGCGACCGATCTCGTCGCTGATGTAGCGATCGAGGTCGCGGTCTAGGGCTTCCCAGTGCGCGGTGCGATCGGCCTTGGGCAGTTCGGCGGGATTGCGCAGGGTGAGTTGTGCGAAGCGTGATTTGTCGGCGCCTTGCTTGAGAGCAGTGGCGATGGAAGACATGAGGAACATGGATCGGATGGTGTAGCGCTGTGCTGTGCCATCTGCTGAGCCCTTACCGATAACGCCGCGGCCGGAGGATGAGGAGACGCGGGCTAGGGCTAGGACCGACTGGATGCGGTCTTGGTCGCGCTTTTCGTTGGATTCGGCCTCGTCGAATACGACGGGCATGGCGTCGGCGCGTAGCTCTTGGCGGATAAATGCCTCGGTGGTGTTGCCTTCGGGCCAGAGGGAGAGGGGACCGAGTAGCGGGCCTAGGAAACGATCGAGGATGGCGGACTTGCCGGAGCCTGCACCGGCGGTTAGCCAGACGTGTGGGCGCCAGTCGAGGGCACCGCAGATTGGCGCGAGTGTGGCCCAGCCGGCGAGGAGCAGGCCTGATGCTGGCACTTCCCAGTGGAAACGTTCGGCGATGAGAAGGATTTGCTGTGCGTCTGGTGTGGGTAGTGGGGCAAGGTCGGTGATGCCTTCGATTGCGGCGTGCCGCTGATAGAGGTATGGGCTATTGGTAAGGCGCTGGGAGATTGGGTGATGGTCGCCGTTTACTAGGAGTCGGTCACCGAGGTGGATGACGGCGCGGCCATGATCCCACCATGCGCCGCGGCCGCGGATGCGATCGGGTGAATAGACGCCAGCTGCAGCCTGCTGAGCAAAGAGGTTAGATGCTGCTGCGGTCCAGTTGACGCCTGATTTTGATTGATAGAGAGTCTCCCAGTATTCAAGGGGTGCGAGTCTGCAGAGATTGGTGCTGGTGTGAGAGCTACCGGATAGCGTTAGGACCTGACCGGTGCTGTGGGGGAGGTAGAAGTAGTGGTTACCTTCAAAGCCAAGGCAAGAGAAGTAACCACCGGGCGGTGGGGGGACTGGGGCTGGGGTTGAGTCGTCATCATTGCTGACGGTGGATGGTGCTGGTCTTTTCTTGCGTTGTGGATTGTCTGGTTTCCAGCCGTGCTTGCGTGCCCAGTACCAGAAGGTGCCAGCCGTGATGGATGTGTATTTTGATGATGCGACCTGGTCGGCTTCAGCGAATAGGGGGCTATGACGCTTGATCATCGGCAGGGCATCATCTACCGAGCCACCAGCTTCGTTACAGGCTTCAATCAGGCCCCAGAGTAGGTTTCGGTAGAAGGGGTATTGATTTTGTTTCGGTACGGCTGAGGGTATGCGATCTAGCGCTTCTTGGATTTCAGCTAGGCAATGTGGAGTGTAATCGGTGAATGTATTTGCTTCGGTGATCTGCTGTTGCTGTTCTGGCGAGTGCAGGCAGGCTTCAATGTCTGCAGGAGTATAGCGGTTGTCGGATTGATGGATGATGGCAACATGCGGGCCAAGTGTGCCATCAGCGGTGACGTAATGAGTACCGGGTAGGCGCATGACGCGCGATGGATTTTTGAGGGTGCGATCGGCGTCTGCGTGTTCTAGCAGTCGGGTTTGGATAGATCGCCACTGATCTGGCGATATGAGTTCGGAGAGAACCCAGTAGTTGTGTATGGATTTACCACCGGTGTCTACTTGGATTGAAGGTTCTGGTAGTCCTAACTGCTTCCAAGCGGTGACCTGCCAATCCTTTGGGCGATTATCCCATTCGCAGAATACTGCGCGGCAGGCTGTGATTTGGGCGTCAGAATCACCGCCGTCATTGATGACGATGTAGATGCCACGGCCTTGTGATTGCCACTGCGCGATGGTGTCGCGTGATGGTGCAGCTTTGCGGCCTTTGTCAGTGGATTTGCTTGGGTGGCCAGAGGGTAGGAAGCCGCGGAGCCTGATTGCTGATGATGGCTTGCCTAATGCGGCTACGAAAGCGCGTGCGGCATCGGCATCAAACTGAGGCGTTGTCATCAGCGCTGGGACTGCATAGCTTTGTCGATGATGTCGCGGAGTACATCAGCGAGGCTACGGAGAGGTGTGACCTGCTGTTGCAGCCAGGCTTTTTGATCAGGACGGATGAGTGCCGCGAGGCGGACGGGCTTGGTGCTGGTCATCGTGGGGATTCGCCGTGTTCAAAACGAGCAGAAAGAGCCGCTTCTACGGCTGGATGAGAGTAATCCCAGCCGGGATCAAACGGCATGGGAAAAACTCCAGCTGCTCCGCAAGATGCAAAAAAGCGAGATTCGCTTAAGTGGTAATCACTTCCTTCAAAGGGGCAGTAATCAATAATGCCTAATTCATCTAATTCAGGCTCATCGTGAAATGGTTCTGGTTCGATGGCCCAATACGCATATGAAGCCGGTGGCCCAATAAGGAGTAGGCATGGGTTAGAGCTTTGTCTTACCAGTGACTCAACCTTTTGCAGTTCTTGGTCTGTCGGCCGGCCGGGCTTGACTTCAGCCCACATGCTGACCTGTGGCAGCCAGAAGTCGGGCAGGTACAGGCCAGCGTCGCCAAGATCGAACCCCTCTGGTTCGTATTGCCATTCAATGCGTGCCTCGGTGAATGCGACAGCCCATTTTGCTTCAAGACGGCTGCGGAACCGATGGCCGTAGGCCTTGGTCTCAATCGCCTTCATGGCGCCCGTTACGCTTGTCTTGTGCCAGACTAGCACAACCATGGCTGTTATCCGCCAGTCTGTGATCCCGGTGTAGCGCCATGCCTTGTTCGAGGAGGATGCGTGCGGCAGCGCTGCGGGATAGGGTGCCACGCCAGGTGTCAAGCCAGGCCGAGAGCTCTGGCGTGACGGTGACGGATAGCCGGTGTGTGGTCATGGCAGCTTGCGCGAGAGGCGGAACGGCTCACGGCAGACCCGGGCTAGTACGTCATCACCATGAGCTGGGACTGCTGATGGGCCGCGGTGCGCGATCACCTCATAGGCCTGCGGCGTGCGTGCCAGTAGGGTGCGGGCGTGTCGGACTGCGGCCATTTCGAGCGACTGGCCTGGCGCTAGCGGTAGCGGCACCCGTTCTAGTCCAATGGTGGTATCTTCATCGCCGCGGCCGTAGAGGGAGAACCAGACCTGAATGGTGCGTGGTGGCGGCTGACGGCGACCGAAGCCGGTTGAGCACATCAGGGTATCTCCTCTAGTTCGTCAGCAAGTCGTCGAAGTTCGGTTGCGAGCATGGTGTATCCCCAACGGCGGGATGACGGGAAGTGTTCTGATAGTTGTTGAACGTGTGTAGCGCGAGCGCGTAGGCGTTCAGCAATGCTGCGTTGTGTATTTTGTGCTCCGCATGTATAGGCGTGGGATTCCGCGAATGCCGTTGGAGTGATCATGCTTGCTGAAGTGGGAGTGCTGCAGCGGAGAGGCGATTGCTGAGGCGACGTGCTTCTTTAACGGTGGCTTCGGTAGCGTGCCAGGTCCAGCCGCGGTAGCGGATCTGGTGCTCAGCCCAGAGTTCAGGTTTGGCGGCCCATTCGATGGCGTGCTGATCTGTAGGTGGTTCGCAGTGGTGAGCGTCGCGGTAGAGGACGCGAAGCCTGCAAAGGCTTAGTTCGTCGGATGCCATTAGCGGTTGTAGGTCAAGAAATACGGTACGGGCGAGATGGGGGGCCAGGTGTGGTTTAGTCACACACTGTTACAACTGAAGGATGGCGCGTGCATCAGCCACGGAGCGTGCGACGCCAGCGAATCCGCCGAGGGTGGAGACGGCGGAGATGAAGCGTTCTTGGTCTGGGTTAGCACGGCCGCGGTCCTTCACCTCGATGGCGGTGAAGACTGCCACGGTCTGGCCGACCATATCGGGGGTGATGGTGACCTGCCGGAGGCCGATCAGGTCCGATGATCCTTGGCACAGGCCGTAGCGGACTAGGCGGCCGGATTGGTCTTTGAGCGCGCCGGTGTTGTTGCGCCAGAGCCTGATGGTGGGATCCGCGCCGAGCTGTAGGCGGATGTCATTCTGGACCTTGAGCTCGTCGGAGCGGTTAGTGGCAGGCATCTTCAAGCTCCAGAATACGCATCAAGGGTATGGCAGCAACCTGCGGCACGACGGCATTGCCGAGGGCTTTTAGGCGGTGTACCCGACCGGAAAGCCCATCATCTCCTCGACGAAGGACGGGCTGAGATACATACCCGCGCCAGTTGGGATCAAGTCGGGCAGGCGCTGCGGGCCACTGCGGCCAGCTGCTTTCCAGTTGGTGCGGCCTTTGTAGTCGGTCGCGCATGGGGTGAGGAGTGTGTCCGGCAGTGCCATTGCTGGATCCCCGTCGCCCGCCTTTGGGGCAGGCAACGCACCACCACCGATCGCGCTGATGGCAGGCTCCCACAGCACTCGCTGGAATACACGCCCATTCCGCATCAAACCCTGCCGCGGCCAGTTCCCCGAGAACGGCGTCAAGTCCATTGGAAACAATGGCGCTGACGTTTTCTAGGATGACGTACTTGGGCTGAACCAAGCGAACGACTCGCATGAGTTCGTAAAAGAGACCAGACCTAGTGCCTTCTTTGATGCCGGCTTGTTTGCCGGCGAGGCTGATGTCTTGGCATGGGAAACCACCGCAAATAACGTCGGCTGATCGTAATTCTGGGTTGAAGGTGCAGATGTCATCGTGAATTGGTGTAGTTGGCCAATGCTTGCGAAGGGTGCGCTGGCAGTATGGCTCACGCTCAACGAATTGAACGGTTGTGTAGCCGCCCACAAGATGCTCGGCGGCGTAACTAAATCCACCAATGCCAGAGAACAGGTCTAGGAGTCTGAGTGTCATCGTGACCTTGATCGAGCGCGGAGGATGTGATCAGTCCAGCCGCGAGAGTAGCCGCGTTCGAGGCGGATGGCTTCTAGTTCCTCGCGGGTGCGTGCAGCGCCCACCTCTTGACGCTTGCGGCGGGCCACTACTGATGCGGGCAGTTCCTGCAGCGTGCCTTCAACGGTGACTAGCTGCCGGCGCGCTTCAGGTGGGAACTCGTGGTTGCAGATCGGGCAGACGGGTTCTGTGGACCCGATGGTGGCGAAGCAGCTGGGGCACACCTTGACCGGCAGGGCGTCGCTAGCGGCGCGCTTGCGTTTGGTGCGGCCTTCTAGTGTCCACTCGCGTGGGTCGGTTGGTAGGCCATGGCGGTGGCTGTTGCCAACATGATCGTTGATAATTGCGCAGTTGTGAACTAGTCGGTTATTTGCGGTAAAACACTGCCTGGGTCCCGCGTTGAGAATGTCCCATACTTCCCCTTCGGTTTGCAGGATGGTGCATTCCAGCGAGCAATTATTTGCTCCTCTGTCAGATATGTGCATAGTTTCCTGAGTGTCGAGTCCGCGTATTTGACTTCTGGATACTTGGCCCGAAACTCCCAAAATCGCACAATCGCACCAGTGTTCCTTCTGGTGTTGCGACAATTCACGGCTGGTGGCACCCACCGCAAATTGCCAGGCTCGTAGTGACCATTGTTGTCGATTCTGTCGATTTGAAACTGTCTGTTTTGAGGCACGCCAAGGTTTTCTGCAATCCATTCTGCAGCATGCCATGGAGACTGAAACTTGAACTCGATTCCTCTGCCGCCATAGTTGTGATATTCGACCGAAGATGGATTGTTGCAACGAATTTCTTGCGACTGGCAACGCTTGTAGAGCCAAGTAGGGGCTTTTACTCTGAATCTGTGCGGTGCGCATTCTTGGCATACATTTCGGCCTTTTCTCATGTTGTGGTAACGGGCCATCCCATTCCAACCACATTTCATGCAGGTCACATCCACCATTAAGTTCCAAGATGTTCCGATCGCATTTCTGGAACAAATGCGGACTGACCCGAACTGGGCGCCTACCAACTCCGGAATTAACAATCCGCCATCCGTAAGCCTTCGCTTGCGCGATTTGCCGCCAGCCATGAAGTGTCATCACAAGGTGATCTGGTGTGGCGGTGATGCCATCGTGCGTGATAACCGCTTTGCGGCCTTGGCAGATAGCGCCTGAATGCTGAACAAATTCCAGCCCGTCCCACACCTTGTGGTCAATAGTAACACGCTCAATGGGCACAAGTCCCTTGTCTGTGAGCACCATGCTTCCTCGCAGCAGGCATGTCTTGCCTGGGGATGGCCTGAGCACCCGCCCGACCTGCTGGAGGTGGAGGCCCAGGCTATCGGTGGGCCTGAGGAGGATGGCGCCTGTGACGGACGGGATGTCAGTGCCTTCGGAGATGATGTCGCATGAGGTGAGCACCTTGAGGGTGCCGGTGCCGAGGTCATTGATCAGGCGCCGGCGCAGCCCGCGATCGGTGGCGCCGTCGAGCATGGCGGCGGCGATGCCTTGAGCGCGGAACGCTTCGGCCACCGCTTCGGCGTGGGCCACGCTGACGCAGAAGGCGATGGCGGTGCCGTTGTGGTGCTCGGCGATGGTGCGCCGGTAGTGGCTCACTGCATCACCCATGGCCTGGCCCTGGCGGAGGCGATCCTCTGAGTCGTGCTTGCCCTTTTTGGTGTCGAAGCGCTTGATGCCGGAAAGGTCGAGGCCCGGCGGGGCATAGATGCGGGCAGGCACCAGGAAACCCTGCTCGGTGAGCCAGGCGGCGTCGGGGCCGAGCACCATGTCGGTGAAGAACCCACCATGCCCCTCGCCGAGGCCTTCGCCTGAGAGGCGCTCAGGGGTGGCGGTCTTGCCGATCAGGAAGGCGCGTGGCCAGGTCTCGATCACCCTGCCCCACATATTGCCGGCCACTAGGTGATGGGCCTCATCTTGGATGATCATGGTGGGTTCAGGGATCCGGTTCAGACGGCGCACCACCGTTTGCACGGACCCGACCTGAACGCGGTGACGTAGGTCTTCGCGGTAGCCATTGGCGAGGATGCCGTGGTTGATGCC